TAATCTGTATTATTTGCAAACGATTGAAACTTGTAATATCGTTTTTGGAAAATCAAGTGAAATATTTGTTAATCTTCGGACAAATAGCCTACGGGTAAGTGAGAAGAAAAAGTTAAAATATTTGTTATTCTTCGGACAAATAGCCTATGGGTAAGTGAGAAGGAAATTCAAATTGTGTTTAAACATTCTTTCATTTGAAGTACAGCATAAAGTGTATGAATACTATTACATTATTTGAAGAACAAAGAGTTGAAGAAGTTCAATCACGCCCACGCTTTCAAATAGATTTGGAACAAATATGGAGGGACTTACAAACTCAAATACGGCGGCGACCAATTCTAATCCCAATACTGTTTATATGCGGAATTATCTTAATTCCCATCCTCGCATTGCGACCAAACAGATTGAATACACCTGTAGAGGAAAATACTCCACCTCCGTCACCTTGTATCAACGAGGACAAACCCGAGTGTTATTTAGTGTGAAACAATCTGGTTCAAACAAGAAAATGTGTATGGAATACTGTTACACCAAGGTTGCTGAGTATCTGAAGTTGGTGAATGACGATTGGAAGGTGCAAGGATTGGAAGAAAATCTTAAATTAACGGATGACAATTTGATACAAACTTTGGATGTAGAGAAGAAATTTCAAGAACTATCGGAAAAACAAAAAGAAACTATTCTAGAAGATTATAAACTGGAATATCAAAATCAATATGAAGTTTGGCCTGTTGAACGCATTATTATATATGGACGCTTATTAAGACAAATGCGTAGATTTGATTCTCCAATGTTATTTGCTCTGAGCCAACAAATTTATTTTGGTGGTTTAGAAGATGCTATTAAAATCACGATTGGAAATTTGTATGAAGATGTTAAGGGAGCTAAAGTATGGCATGGTCAATTTGGTCCTTATGAGAGTGGATATAAAATACGAGATGATGTTGGTATGTTCTTAGTAGACAAAATCATGAATCAACCAATAGGGTCAATTTTGAATATAATAAAACACGTGAAAGATGAAAGAGATAATTTGGAAAACTACGAGAAGGTTATGTTAGCCCACAGAGAAAATAGACAGGTGGTCAATTTCATTGAGAAAGGAAATTGGGCTTGTCAAGGACTTGATTCTGATCAACCTAGTGAGATAACAGCTTCATTAGATGAGAGTAAAGGAGTTACCACAACAACAGAGAATGTAACTGTGGTTGGAGCAGCCGAGTCAATAGAAGCGTCTATTCTAACATCATTACCCAGAGATTTGCTAGGTTTAAGTTCAACTGAAAAGGTGTATGATTTTACAGATGATAGTGCTGGAATCATGTCTCGCTTTATGCCATTGGAAACTGTTAATGTAGCAGCTACTGAAGCTGGTTTGATTAAAAGTTGGCGTATTATAGAAGATTTAGTTAAAATTAATAGTATTACGACATTACCCATTCAAGGCTTCATGTTAGGTCATTATGATTTAGAATTTAAATTAATCGCCCAAGGAGTGCCACAACAAGCTTGTTTGTTGATGTTGGGACATTGTCCTAATCCATATGGTCTATATGATAAATTTGTATCGCAGCAAGGTTGGACTGTAGATGGAGCTGGTGGAGCAACAAGTACTAATTATCCAGTGAAGCCAGTTTATGAGACTTACGAGACATACTTGAGTGTTGATGCTTCAGTCATGAGACCTAATGTGCAACTGAGCTTGGAATCACAAGGAGAAGTGACCCTTAAAGTTAAGCAAAAATACCACAAAACTATGATTCGAAATTTTGATTATTTGAAAGCCTCTGGAACAAATCCTGGTATACGTGGTGGAATGCAAGGTTTGCTTACCCTACATGCTCTAACACCAGTCTTGGTAGGAACTGGCACTAGTAATAATTTTGATGTAAGAATTTTGTTTAGATTCGTACAAGCTAAGTTGGGAGCTATGACAGAACCAGTTAAGGAGAAAACCACTAGTGCTCGTTATAATCATTTGTATGTAGTGCCACATGATTTTAAGGATTGGGAGGCGCTTAAAGTTTCTCAGGATCCTGAAGTTGAGAAGAAACGCCAAGTAACTAGGGCAAAGTATCGAGTGCAAGGTCCCGCAATGTCAGTACTTGGTGGTGTGAAATCGGGGATGATGACAGCAGTTGGAGTGATTGATTCTATAGAAGGCATTACTGGATATAATAATAAGAAGATTAAGAATAAGGATAAACCAGTAGACGCCGTGTCTCAAGTTACTACCATACCTAGACCTCGAATGAATTTTACAAATGGTGAGGGACCTGACTCAGCTGTTATAGTGGGAATAAGTTGGGTTGAATTAACCCATATTTTGCAATCTTTTGAGGATGAACCTAAATCGTATAAGGATTTGCTCAATATACCCAGTTTAATGAAAACTATTGAATTGGGAGACACCTCATTACCAGGTTCGCAACTCTGGAGTTGGAATCTGCAACCAACTGATGGAAATTGGCCCCTATCTCCTGGACAGTTCGCTTCTTATGGGTATGCTAATAATTGGATGCATACAACAGTAGCCATAGTGAGTTCTGGATTTACGAATTATTCTGGGGGTATGATTTTGTGTGGGCAATTTGTTAAAACAATGTTCCATAAAGCTTCTATTGAAATTGCTATTAGATTTGGACGTGATTTGACTAGTAATGCTATCGAGAATTCTTATGTTACCATTATTAATGTACAAGATACATCAGCTTTTGAAGTTCATATTCCTTATATCTATGATACTCCCACTCGCCCAGTATCAGGTTCTTCAACAGCAGTAGCCCTTCCTAACACAACCAATCCTGCTAATTATGCTTTTGCTCATAGTGCTGCAATAACTATAAGAGTTCTAAATAGATTAATTGTTGGATCAGGAGCTTCATCAACAATACGTTGTTTACTCTGGCTGAAAGGAGCTGAAGATTTTTCATTGAATTTCCCACGAAGTTTTAATTGTAATTTAATGCCAGAGATTAAGAAACTAGTGTATCCACCGCAGGTTATTTCCGTCACTCAAGGAGTTACAACTCCATTACAATTTGCCGTTGTAGCGAGACCTGATACAAATGTGCCGAAATTCTTTCAGCAATATACCCCAACTGCTTATCTTGCACCAAATTATGTTCAAGGACCTGATAGTGAACGACATACTATTTTAACTAACACAGAACATTTAAACTTTAAATCAATTCTTAAAATGCCAGTTAAAATTATTAATTATTATTCATATGCGCCCTGGGTTAAATATAAAATAAATACAGTTGCAGAAACGGAGGTGGAGGTATCAGACAGAGCCTATCTAACCATCCCTGTTGCACCTTTGAACTCAACTTTTGTACAATACTTGACTAATGAGTTGTATGGGGAGAATAAATTAGGAGAGACTTTGGGATCTTTGACACAATCACATGCTTATGTGGTGAATACTATGTTTGGAATGTTTTCTGGATCTTTAGCTATGACCATTATTGTAGATGAGGGAGATGCTCCTGTATATTGGGCTTATTTGCCTCATGACTACAGATTGAGAAAATTGTATGGAGGATTAAATCAAACAACTCAGAAAGCTGTTATGACCCATTCATCTCAACCTGTTCTTACTTCTAAGAATTGGAAGAGTGTATTTTTGGGTTCTACAACTGAAACACACATGGATCTTATGTCTGCAGGAGGTTTGAATGGAATTATAGTACCTAAAGTCAATCCTACGGAGAAAATAATCATTCCAATGTCTGCCCCGATAAATTGGTTATTGATGAATCGATCAATTATGAATGAATCAAAGAAATTCACGACACAGACAATGCGTGAGAACTCCGAGTGGTTCAACGGACATCTTGCTATATGGTGTAATGTAAAATGTAAGATTTCAGTTTTGTTGAATATGGGGGATGATTTTGAATTGGGAGGATTTTTAGGACATCCAGGTTTTCCAAATATTCATGGATGGATTAATGTTGACGACGATCGAAGAGTTGATTTAGCAAAATTTGTCACTCAAGGTGAAGAAATAGCATACTCAGATCAACAGGAAGAANNTGTATCAGATGCTATTAAAAAGGAAGTGGAGGCTATACTTGCAGAAGATGATTTGGTGTCAGAAGATGTCCAAACTGAATATGATAAATTAATGCTAGAATGGGAGAATGAACAACCGGTGGAGATACCATCAAACCCACAAGTCTTTGTGACTCAAGGGGAATCGGGTTTTCTGCTTAAGGACCTAACCCTTTCTGGGTGGAAGTCCTTGAAATCTATGATAATGACTACAGCAGTGACTACAGCTGCAACTTTGGCATTCAACGAAATGGATAGAGGTGCCTCAGCAGCTTTTGGAGCTGTAGCGCTCTACACATGTATGGGAGGAGTACAACAATTAATCCGGATTAATAGATCTGCTGAGATGAGTTCGGAAATTGTGCAGGATTCAGTACAAGTTGTACGTGAAACTACTGAAGAATTAGCAGCAAATGCAATGTCGGAAATTAAAAACATGATAGATCAATTATTTCCATTTTTGCGTTCTACCTCAGAGTTTATGGGCTCTTTATGGAATATAGCCCAACATTTAGTTCATGCAGCTTTAGCACAAAACTGGAGTAACGCAGCTTTTGCAGGTTTTTGTGTTATGATGGAAATGAAATTATTGGAATGGAAAGATTGGAAAAAGTTGTGTCAGCCTATGGAATTGTTTTTTACTAGGGCACAATCCTTCATCACTCAAGGGCCAGAAACCTGGACTTCATTAGCACAAGTTTTAACATCTTTGATTTGTGCAAAGGTGCAAGTGAAGGCAGATGGGGGACTTCAGTCTTATTTAGCTAAAATCTTTTCAATGCATGATTATAGAGCTGTAGGAGGGTTGAATAGTATTTTATCATTGGTTCGGACAGTTATGAATGCGGTTTCTGTTATCACCAATTGGGCCTTTCAGGAAGCTGATCCAAATATTGCATTATTAACTGCTTTACAAAATCAAGGGGAAGATTTGGAAGATTTTGCGGCGCAAGCAAGTGAGTTTCTTACATTCTTTGCTGATTTAGAAGTAACTAAGCGTGAAAATAGAATCAAGTATTTAGCATTAATTTTACGAGCTATTAAAATTAGAGAAATTCTTGTAAGAGTGAATGATCCAAAAATAGCAGGACCTCTATTACAAACATGTGTTAAAGTTATTGAAAAAGCCAATTCAGTACAGTACTTGTTGCAGTGTGATATTGTTAAGCAGGAGCCATTTATTTTATGGCTTGAGGGTGAGTCAAAAATTGGAAAATCTTTTTGTGTCTATAAGATTATTGGACATATTTTTAAAGAAGCTGGTTACGCTTTGAATACCACAGATTATATATTTACAGTAAATTTGGCTTTACAATTTATGAATGGTTTAAGATCTTGTCATAAAGCTTGGTTTATAGACGATGCATTGAGTATTAGGGACATTGAATCGATTAAGAGGTTTGTTGATTGTATGATATCCTTGAAGACATCAACTCCATTTAATGTACCCAGAGCAGAAATTGAAAATAAAGACCAGGTAGCTCAGCCGCAATTAGTGGTTGTTACTTCAAACAAAGAGAATGCTTTTCCTCAATTGTCTGAGGTACCTTGCATTAAAGCGCTGTTACGGAGGAGGGATTACATGGCTCATTTAGAGTTAGCCCAACCAAACCACTCCCTTTCAGATTATAGTGAGGAAGAACTCGATGAATTCCTCCATTTGGTATGTATGAGGTATATGGATGTAACCGACCCTACATCTTTAGCTTCTAGGAGAATGACTTTTTATGAATTTTTGGGTGAAGTAGCAAAAGAGTTCATTGATTATATGAAAGCAGAACAACGTAATCAATTTAAGAAATATCAATATCTAATTCAGTGCTTGAGTAAGAATGCAATTGATAGTTTGAATATTGGAAATCCATTTGAATTGATAAATAGGTGTAATTATGATCAACCATCTCAAGCTTCCATTAGAATGATGGTGGAAGATGAAGTTTGTGTGTTAATGGATACTATAAAACAAGCTGAATTCATGAAAACAAAACTCCCAAGGGATGATCAAGTATTTGCCACTCAAGGTTTGTTGGAAAAGTTTCAAAGTTGGATAGATTGGTTCTCTTACTACATTAAAACTGTGTACAAGTTAATTTCTAATACAGCAATTAGATGTATGAGGTGTTCAGATAGAGCTTTTAGCCAAGGAACATCCATTTGGTGTGAGGATGGAGGGCATCATTTGTGTTTAGCCTGCGCTGCTAATGATATGCAACAGAGTCCAGCACTTAGTACACTGCGGTGCCCAATGCATCCCTCTAGTCGGATCACTTTAGAAATGTCTGGCATTTTGCAAAGTATGTTTGCTAATTTAGTTGATCAAAAATTGGATGGATCCAATATGACTCTACATATGATAGCTACAGCATTAGAGGGTAATATGGAGGCATCTACCTATCTATCCGTTTTGAGAGCTATCAATATGACATGTTCTTTATTCAAATTTGCGACTCAAGATGAACCAGAAGAGATAGATAACCCAATTTTGATTGATGGGTGTGTGAAAGATTATCTGAAAACTCTGGTAGTATCAAATTATTATTATCCTGTGGATCAATTATCTGTAAAGGTCAATATGCAAGAAAAGTTCTTGTACTTAGTTAATATGGGAATCATACCACGTTCGAATAATTATGTTTGTCCTCATTCCCTTTTGGCTGCTAAATTTTCGTTTTATGGTGGAAAGTTTGTTTTGGTTGATGATCCTGACATCATTTTGGAGGATTTCATTTGTGATCAAGGGGTGTGTGCTTTCTCTCATGTGGTATTTTTACAAACAATAGTTGAAAATTTTGATGTTACGTGGAAGTTGTGTCAGGAACATAAAAATAGAACCCGGCGAACAATTGAAAGAAACTGGCCAAAATTTCTGTGGCCTCCTGGTATGAAAGAAGCGAAGGATTTAAGCTTTAGAATAAAGAAGTTTCTTAAAACAAGTTGGTGGGAACAGTATATGCCGGAAAATCCTGTTTTACAAAAACTAATTAAAATTGTGTGTCCTTTACTTGCAGTTCTTGGAGTGTGTTGGGCTTCAGCTAAAGCAGCTACTGCTTTATGGAATTGGATTTCACAGTATATTGGGTTTGGGCCACAAGCTAAAACAAATGCTGATTATGGACATTCAACTAGGTCTCGGGTTCTTAAAACGAGGAAGACTCGAGTATATGCCACCCAAAGCACACAAAATTTTGAGAATAAACTAGACAAGATAGCAAATAATTATATTGTGTTGGAGATAGGCTCTGCTCAACTGACTGCATGGGGAATAAAGGGGAGTACTTTCCTTATACCGAAACACTTAACGCATAGTTTAAAGTCCCAAGAGGAAGTAATTATACATTTTCCAACTAGGGAAGAACCCCCTATTAATGTTAGATCAGACAATATTGAAATTATCTTAGTGCCAGATCGGGATTTAGCTAAGTGTACTATAAAACATGGAAAAATTTTATTTAAGGATTGTTCAAAATTTCTTCAACGGAGGGCTATTACGGACTGGATTGATAGAACAGGTTTGATTATGCAGGTTGAAAATAAGACAGTGTTTGATGTTGAAACTAGAATTTTGAATACAATGGATCATTCGACAGCTACTAATTCTAGAGGCATTGTTTTTGCTAATTGTGGAAGTGTAGTGTATGATTATCAGAAAGCTGGATTGTGTGGATCTCTTTTGTGTGTTGATAGCATTTTCCCAATTATTTCCATGCACATAAGTGGCAGTGAGAGTTTAAATAAGGGTATTGGTGTGATTTTGTATCAGGAAGATTTTGAAGTCCAAGGAGCTAGTCTTGTGGACATGCCAATGGAGGAAGTAGTTACTTTTGGACCTGATTGCCAAGTTCAATATGTTGGTAACGTGGAGCCCTTAATGGTTGCTTTTATACCAAATAAATCCACTATTGTACCTAGTGCTATTGCGTCAGCAATCTCAAGGAGAGAAGCCTGTGATTTGTTAAGTCCTCGACCTAGGACTTATCCAGCATTTCTAAGTAAAGTCGAGTTTGTTCAGTATGCCGATGTGTTTTTACACTACAAGCATCCAGAGACTCCTTTAATCTATGGAGTTAGAAAGAATGGAAAACCGAGTAAAGATTTTAGTGTGTTGCACATAGAACGGGCTTTTAAGGAGGTAGCAGATTTGATTTTGGCTGGGGAACCTCTACCTATAGAATATGTACGTGTTATGTCAGTAGAGGAAGCTGTAATGGGAATTAATACAGATTTAGACGAGGAAGATCCTTTATATTTTGGCAAATTACCCCTAGACACAAGTTCTGGTTGGCCGTATTCCACATCCCAATATATGAGAGATTATGCAGTTCAAAAGAAAACAAAAGATGGGTGGATTTCGATCACTTACAATTCAGAAACAGGTTTTCCAGAAAAATGTAAAATTCATGAGAAAATTTTAGAGGATCATAATTTTAACATGTTGCAAAGAGAACGTGGGGAACCAGCTTTTAATGTTTTTCAAGATTGCTTGAAGGATGAAAAAAGAAAAGAAGAGAAAGTACTTTCAGAAGGGGGTACTAGATTGTTTTCAATGTCTAATATAGAAGGGTCCATAGCTCTTCGTAGGTTCACCTTAAGTCTAACTAACCATATTAAGAATAATAGGATATACAATGGTGTGTGTGTTGGAATTAACCCTGAGTCACCAGAATGGACTTTTTTAGCAGATGTGATTAGAAAGCATGATAATTATTTTACCACTGATTTTACAAATTTTGGAGCTGGTTTAAACTATTATTGTGGGATGAAATTTGCTGATTTGATTAAAATTTATTATTTAAGAGCTGGGGTTGAATTAGATGAGAACCAAATAAGGTGTATAGATGCTCTGATACAAGAGTTGATGGGTTCATACCATATCGCTCATAATACTATTTATAGAACTTTTGCAGGCAGTCCTTCTGGTGCTTGTATAACGGTAGAAATTAATAGTTTTGTGCATTTAATGTATGTGGTAATTTGTTGGAATATAGTGTGTGATCTTATGTATGAAAAACGTAATGGAGTGAATAAGTTAAAATATAAGTATCCAGAGTTGTTTGAGTATCTGCAGGATATAGATTTAGAGATGAATGTAGAAGATTTCGCCGGAAATGTGACAGCTTGTGTTTATGGAGATGATGGTATCTTCTCAGTTTCAGACGAATTTGTTAAGGTTTTTAATGGAGTTGTGATTAATTTGATTCTTAAAGAGCATGGTATTGGGGTAACTGATGCAAGTAAATCCCAAAAGATTCAACCAACTGTACCATTTGAAGAATGTACCTTTCTTAAGCGGAAGTTTATAGTTCACCCTTTATGTGAACATATGTATGCTGCAGAGATGGAGTGGCTGTCCATAGAAGAATGTGTTAAGTGGATTCATAAGTCTAGTATTGAATCTGATGAAAGTCGAACAAGAGAAAACTGTTTGCAAAGTTTGCGTTTGTCTTGGGGGCACGGAGAACACGTGTTTACTAAATGGCAGAATATACTGAATGCTTTGTTGATGGGTATTCGAGTACGGGGAATACACACAACTTGGATGGAGTTGGCTAGAGAGATGTATCCAGATTTGTGTGTGAAATTCTGCTAAACTTAAAATAAACAATTAGAGTAGGAC